ATCATCTTGTTGATATTCTTCTTCCATGCCGTTATCCATAAACCCGAAAGGTGCCATATCTTGTTCTATTGCGTTTTGTTGTTCGGCGTACATTCTAGCACGTACATCTTGGTCTGTCATCTCTTTGAAATATCTTTGATTAGTGATCCATGCAAAGATAACGCAACACATAACTAAATCATCATTTGAACCCTCTTCAGCCTGCCATCCACTACCACGTCTTACAAATGTTGATAACTCTTGTATTGTATGAAAATCGTTTATCAATATCTTGTCGCCCTCTAGTAGTGATTTTAAGTTTGAACAACCTATACGTTTTACTTGTTTAGTCATACGTACACCTAATTGTGTACCTCTCTTACTGAAACCACCACCCAATATCTGACCTGCTCTACCTTTCATCATACACATTAATAAGTTTGTGTATTCTAATTCAAACTGTAAAGCGTCTGCTATTTGATGTCCTAGATCATTTACTTCAACACATATATGAGCATTGTTATATGCTCTTGCGACTTTCTCAATAGTATGAGGAAACAATATAGGTTTAATTTCGTTATCTCTAAATTTTGCAACCATTCTATATGGCATTTGTGTTACATCAAATACAGTAAAGGCAGAATAATCTCTTACAGTACCACGTGCTACGTCAACTGTCATAACATAATCTTTACCTTTTTCTGCTCTCTCGTACATATCTAAACCTTCGTTAGATACTAATGGTGTATTGTGTGATAAGTTTCTTAATTTAGATGGATTGATTAATGTATCTACTGAACCTACAAACTCACACTCAAACTCGGTAGCAAATTGTGCCTCACTAGTATTTCTAATCGTTTCATCTTTCCATTTTTCATCTCTACCAGGTACCTCTGACCAATGCACTTCAATAGGTTTATAATCATTTCTTCCATGTATTGCGTCATTCCATAATTTATAAAACATATTCATACCATGAGGTGTAGATACGATCATAACTTTAGAAGATTTACCAGAAGAAATTGTAGGATAAACTGAACTAAAAAACTGCTCAGATATATTGTTAGGTATGAAAGCAAACTCATCAAGGAATATGATGTTAAATGAACCACCCCTAATTGCACTTGAAGATGTTGCAGCTGCAAGTATCTTTGAGCCATTTTCTAATTCAAGTGAACCTTTGTTCCAGTTTAGTACACCTTGTTGTAACCATTTAGGTAAGTTTTCATATGCAAGTTGTAATCTACCTAATAAATCTCTAGCAGTAGATGATTTGTTTGCAAGTATGGCAACGTTTATATTGTCATTGAATATAACTTGATGTAATAGATATGCGATAATTGTAGTTGATTTACCAGACTGTCTAGGAAGTTTACAAATAGAAAAACGATTTTCATGGAATGTCTTAACCATTTTATCCTGAAAAGGATACATATTAAAAGGTACTAGACCTTCATCAATGTTTACAATTCTAGTGTATGTTTTTATAAAGTGTATAGGATCTTCCATACACTTTGCAATTTCTCTTACTTGATCTTCGGTATAACTTTGTTGTAAATTTGCTTTGTATAGATTAGGATTACCTAGATATGCTTCAGTCATATTTTACTTCGTCAGGATTAAAACCATCATCAAACTTTTTATCTTCTTGCACTTCTACATTTTTGTTTTTATTCTTTAACATTTTATGTAACTCTGCTGATGATCCTACAAACAACGCCTGTTTTATATTTGTGCTTGCTTTATCTGGCACATGTTTTAATGTTTTTAGTTTACCTTGTAAGTCTTGTAATTTGTCAACTGTATCAGCAACTTGTTTGATTAAGTTACCTGCAACTTCATATGCTCTAGGGTGTTGACTTTCGTTTGCAATATCAAGTATACCTTGTATTGCGTCTTGTCCTCGTTCTATAAGATTGTAATAATTTTCTCTACTGTATTTGTAGTCGTTATCAACGTCTTCTTTTTCTTTATCTTCCATCCTAGGTACAGGTGGAGTAAATTCTTTTTTGACAACAGCTTTAGTTAGTATTTTCTCGTTAGAGATACCAAGAGCTTCGTTTATTTTTTCGTCTATAGTCATAATTAATAATTCGTTATAGTTGTTGTAAATCCAAAATCATCATCAGCGTCAGCAGTAGTCGGATTAGGAACTACAACAATTCTTTCTTCTTTTTCTGCACTAGCGCCTGTGTCGTTATACAAATCTGTTTGAGCAGTTTTAATAACTTTACTAGAATATATAGGGCCATATAGATAAGTTTTTGCTGTAAAGTTTAATGTATAGTTTACAGCTCTTCTTTGTGTAAATGAACCATCATATGTATCCTGATAATCAACACTATTTAGTGTTATCGGTACATCTCTTTTTATACCCATGTCTGGTATTGCATTTACTGTAACTGTATAGTCTGGTTGAAAGTATGGTAATATTTGTTCTATAATACATAGACCATCTTCAGCAGTTGCTGTAAATGAATATAAATTAAATGATAAATTATAAGGTACAGGATTGTATTGATAATACTGTTTACTTGCGTCTGTAGTATTTACGTTTTTAAATTTACCTACTCTTTGTAATTTACGAGATGAGTCATAAGATAAACCAGCGATTTCAAAACCCATACGAGGTAATGACATTGCCATTTCTCTTTGTTCTAAATTAGGTTGTTGTTCTAATCTTGTTAAAAACTTTTCTTTAGGCGAATATGATAGAGGTACTTTTAATCTTTGTATTGTACCACCATCACCATCTTTTCTTACAATGACAATGTTATTGAATATTGTACCAAATGATACAACAATCTTTCTTAATGATTCGTGGTAGAATTGTTTTCCAAACATTATGTTTCGTCAACCTCTCCGAAAGGGTTTCTTTCTGTAAAGTCTAGTATATCATCACCTGTACTAGCAGTATCAAATCCAGCGTCAGCATTGTACGTGGCGTTGTCAGCGTAATCTCTAGTTTGTGTTGCAAGATTTATATCTTCGTGTGTTTCTGCCAATAAGAAGTTTATAGTGTTTAATGTAGTATCAGAATCCTCTAACATGATACCACCACCATCTTCTAATGTTAATTGATGTTGTAATTGATCTATAGATAATCTATCTTCAGCAACATCAATTTCTGATCTGCCTGTATCAATCTTCTCACTAGAATATTCAAATCTAGTTGTTCTTAATTTATAGACAGGTAAGTTACCTAATTGAAAGAATGGTTCCTGATCTTCTACGAATTGTATCTCAAAAAAACTATTCATCAAAGGCACATAAATTAAATCACCTTCGTTAGGTCTACCATCTACTATACTATTTGCTTTGTTATCAACTTGATTTTGCCATCTTCTTTTTGCAATGACAAATGTTGTATCTTCTCTAATTTCTAAACCAAATTTAGATACTAATTCTTGTTCGCCACCAAAACCTTCAGCAGTTTCCATATACATCTCAAGCATATATGACTGGTCAAATTTAGATAGAGTATCTTCTCCTAAAACTAAATCTTTGTTGACTAATGTTCTTGGTAAGTAGAAATTATCTAGGCCGTACATTCTTAGGCCTTCTATGATTAAATCTTCGTGTAATCTCTTTTCTGCTGAGTTACCAATTCCATTGCCGCCTTGAAAGTGATGATTGACTGGCATGGCATTATCCTATCATGTAAGTTACAGGCGTTTCGTATGTGCCTCTTATTTCTTCTTCTAATTTTTGTATATCTTGTAGTGCTTCTGAAAATATTTGTTGACCGTTAAGTGTAACACCACCTAACATTGCAACACCATTAAATTTAGATAAGTTAGAACCCCATTGTTTTTTGAGTAATGCTGTAACATATCTTTTTAAGTATATGTCATTATATACATCGGTCATAACAGTTGGGTCTAGTTTTCTAAAACACTCAATTACAAGATACTCGCCAACAGTTATATCTGTTTTCCAATCCATATCTACAAAGAGTTTATTATTATACTGATTAAATCTAATAGGTTTTTCACCTACTAATATATGATCTAACATATCTAAATTTTTCATTACCATTTCATAATGAATAACTGAAGAAGATGAAAAATCATATAGATCATTTAATCTTAATTGGTATCTAACATCAAACATATTCTGATTACCTCTATTTGATAAAGGGAATATTCTTGTAACTGCTAGTACAGCTTCAGGTACAACGATAAAGTTATTTTGTTCAGACCATGCAGTAGTAACTGAATTTTTAGTAACACTTGAAGCAGTATCACCTGAAGGTGATTTAATTCTATCTACGTCTGCTTGAGTTACTTTGTATTTAAGGTATGTTCTTTCAACGCCATCATAGTGATATTGAGCAAAGTATTGTAACGCTTCATCTAATCTATCTTCAGCCTGATCGTCATCTACGTTGATTTCAATTACAGGTTTCCCTAGTGTTCTTAAAGCGTACTGTTTTAATTGTTCTCTTGTTGCTGGGTTGGCCATATTAATCCTTTATTACTATTTATACGATTATTAGGCGTTGCGAAGACGCAATTATGGTGTGTCTAAAAATCGGTTTAGATTAATTGATTATTAACTTGCAGAACCAACAATTGTCTTAACAGCAGATCCAGATGAATCATTAATTACTAATGTTACAGCACTAGCAAAGTGTGAAGATGTTAAGCCTGAAATCGTGTTTGATCCAGCAGCAATTGTTTTGTTTGTCAAGGTTTGTGAAGCAGTCAGTAACGCAATAGCACTAGTGTTTGATAAATCAGTTGAAGCAATAGTTATGTTTGCACTACCGTCAAATGACTGACCAGCGATTGTTCTAGCCGTTGCTAATGTTGTTGCGTCAGCAGCAAGTGTTGCTGTATCAGCATTACCTGTTACATCACCAGTTACGTCACCAGTTACATTTCCTTGAACATTTGCAACTAAAGTACCTGTTGCAATTGTTAAGTTACCTGTTGCGTCATTTGTAGCAGTTGTAGTACCAACTACGAACTTATCAGCACTTTCATCCCAAGCTATAATAGCATTGTCACCAGTACTTCCTCTTTCAATTAGAATACCAGAGTCATTTGCATTTGAACCAGCACCAGAGTTTAACTCTAGTAGGTTATCTGAAATGGTTGTGTTTGTTGTTGCGACTGTAGTTGTTGTACCATTAACTGTTAAATTACCACTTAATGTTAAGTTAGCAAACTGTACGTTAGAAGCCTGAGCTAATGCTTGGTCTGTATCAGATAAATCTGTAGCAGCAATTGTAATATTAGCACTACCATCAAATGATTTTCCTGCAATAGTTCTAGCACTTGTTAAAGTTGCAGCTGAACCTGTTGTATTTTGACTACCAACAGCGTTAACGCCAGGTAAATCAATGTTTGCACTTCCATCAAATGATACACCACCAAGTGTTCTAGCATTTGCAAGTGTAGTTGCTGTGTCAGCATTACCAGTTACGTCACCTGTGATGTTACCAGTAAATGTTCCTGCAATTGCACCTGTACCTGTGATAGTAGGTGATGTTAAAGTTTTGTTTGTTAACGTTTCTGTTCCAGCCAATGTAGCAAATGAACCATCTGAAAGGGCAGAGTTAAACTGAGCAGTAGTACCTGAAACAGTATTACTACCTAGAGCGACAGTTTTATTTGTTAATGTGTTTGAAGAACTTGCAGTTATATAAGAACCCAAGTCAGAAATA